ATACTATTATAAACTACTCTGTTAACTTTGTCAACTAAATACTAGTGGAGATTTATAATAATGAGTGTACTTAGAGGATTTGCCCAGCTTACTAATAGCGTATCATCAGCAGCTAGAGATATATCTACGACTGTTAGTACAATTAATGCGTTCACAGGTGGCCTAGGCAATAGCAGACTTAATAAAGTTGCTAATATAGCAGATAGAATTAGTTCAGGTTCTAATATACTATCTGCAGCATCATCTTTACTCAATGGCGGCGATCCTAGAGAACTTGGTAGTGCATTGCGTATGTTTGGAAATGCACAACAAGGTGTTGGGTATAATGCTGCTCCTGGAGATAGACGAGTAAAGCAAGCAGTGCTTTCGAGTAATATTGCAAATTATGAAGAAACAGACTGGAGAGTAGGTATTAGTGTGCCTGCTGATTTAAAAACAGGTAATGTTCTTGCTCCGTTATTTCTGGGGTCTGAAAGTGTTGGCAGAATGATTTTTCCTTTCAACCCAACAATACTGTTAGGGCATAGTGCAAACTACTCACAGATAGGTCCAACACATACAAATTATCCTTTTAACGCTTATGAAAATAGCCAAGTAGATAATATTACAATTACTGGTGAGTTTTATTCAGAAAATGTAGATGATGCAAAATATTGGGTAGCAGTTTTGCATTTTTTAAGAACTGTTACAAAAATGTATTATGGTGATAGTAATCCCCAAGGTAATCCACCTCCAGTTTGTAGACTTTCTGGTTATGGTCCACATGTTCTTAATAATATTCCTGTAGTAGTTTCAAACTTTACTACTGACTTACCTGCAGATGTTGATTATATCCAGTGTGTAGTAGATGGTAAAAAGAATATGGTACCAGTACAATGTCAATTTACAGTTACAGTATTACCAACATACTCAAGAAGAGCTGCCGCAAGATTTAATTTACAAGAATTTGCTAAAGGTAGCTTTGTTAACGGATTAGAGGGTTTTGTATAATGTCAAAAAATCTTAGTCCTTATGGAAAGACAAAAGTTACAGGAGCAGGGTATTTAGACATATTAAGTCCTAGACCTGTACCCGTTGCAGGTGATGATGTTTTATATGAAATTACATCAGCATACACATTTAGACCAGATTTGTTAGCACATGATTTATATGGACGTAAAGAATTATGGTGGGTGTTTGCTCAAAGAAATTTAGATATACTTAAAGATCCAGTATTTGATTTTGTTGCCGGAACAAAAATATATTTGCCACAAGGCACGCATTTACGAGAAAATCTAGGCATTATGTAAAATGGCATCATTCTTCAAAAAAATTGTTAAAACAGCAAATACAATTTCAAATGTTAGAAGTGTTACTAATGCTGTGCGAACAGGAAATGTAGGCACTGTAGCATCTACTGTATTAGACGTAGCACTATCACAAAGAAATATAAATGCACAACTTAATAGCATAAGTGGCTTTGGTGGAAGTTTAACATCAAGCAGATTAGGTGCTGGAACATCTCAGTTAGGTGGTATATTAGATATAGCTTCAGGATTAACTGGTGGACGATTTGATAATATTTTATCTGGAGCATTAGAATTAGAAGGTCTAATTAATTCTCCTATTAGAGTTGTTGATAGAAGTGCTGCAGAAATTTTTAATGCTGCAGGAGGAAGATTTGATGTTATAAGGCAACAAGTGTCAAACTTATCTGAGCTTAATGTTTATGATTCGTTTATTAAGAACATAGATTCAAACTTATCTCCTCCTATTAATAATAGCGGAGCTGCCGCAAGCAGAATTCCTAATCCTTTAAGAACTTTTAGCAGTTACAATTACAAAATTACAATGGGGATTTTAAGCAATAAAGAGTATAACAATCCTGAAACATATAGAAGTTTAGGATTTGAACAGTATATTATAAGAAGTGCCGGCGGCGATCTTGGTAGACGTACTCAAACTGACCAAGAAGCAACTAGTCCACAACCAGGACATGCTGAATATTTTATAGATAATTTTGTTTATGATGGAGTAGTTGCACCTAATCCAAAAACAGGAGTTACATTAGGTACCTCTTTTTCTTTTACTGTTACTGAGCCGTACAGCATGGGTAATTTTATAGAATCATTAGTAGTGGCGGCAAAGACTACTAATGGCGGCAAAGGATACGACAGTTATTTTACAGCACCTTTTTGTTTAAGATTAGACTTTGTTGGATTTAAAGATATTGATGAATCAGCAGATGCAATTGATCCGATATTTTTACCTTTTCTAATAACAAACATGGACATGAGAGTCGACGGCAAAGGATCTGTATATGAGTGTTCAGGTGTAGCATTTAATGAAATAGCATTATCTGACCATATGAATCAACTTTATACACAAGTGCATACTTCAGGCGCATTTGCTCATACTGTTTTACAAACAGGTGATAAATCATTAACTGCTGGTCTTAACAAAAGAGTAGAAAAACTAGAAGATGCAGAAATACTACCAGGATATGACAGATTTATTATTTGTTTTCCTAAAAGTTCTGATGCTATCCAAAGATATCTTGAAACAGGCTTGCAACGTCCAGAAGATCCTAGTGCCGCACAAACTTTTATTGAACAAATAGGGTCGAAAGAAACTGCTGAAGAATTTGCTGCCAGAGATCCTGACGCACGATTTAACAGACAAAGTGAAACTACTGATCAAACTGAAATCGCTGCCAATACAAGTATGTTTGAAACATTGCTGGCTTTTGCAGAAGATGAATCAGAAATGAATGAAATAGGTTTATCTCAATTATTACAAGACGCATCACAAGGCGGTAATCACGAAGCTCCTTCTTTAAACGGAGCCATACAAGCAGACGCAGTAGATGAACAAGATCCGGACGCAAATAATCCAAACGCAGATTCTCAATTAGCTAAAGCTAATAGTGATGATCCTTGTGGCGGCGAAGAAATTACTCCTGGTTTGCCAGACAAAGGATCTGCGGCAATGACATCAGCTGAATTTGCTAGAACTTATGAATTTAACAAATCTGAAGCTATAACTACTTGCATTGAAAAGGTATTGTTAAATTCAGAATTTTGTAAAGAAAATGCAGTTAAAGAGGGTGAAGAAAATGGACTTAGAACTTGGTTTAGAATTGATTCACAGTTGTTCTTAGAAGAAAATGCAGAAACAGAAGAAAACATGGGCAGGCCTCCGTATGTAATTGTATACTGTATTATTCCTTATAAGGTGGTTGAAGCTAAGTTCTTAAAAGGTAATTTAACTCCTAAAAATATTGCAGGACTTAAACGTGTAGCCGCAAAAGAGTACAACTATCTATACACTGGAAATAATGAGGATGTACTTAATTTTGATATTAACTTTAATACTGCATTTATGAGGACAGCGGGTGCAAACTTTGGTAACTCGCAAGGTGGAGATAGCACTGGAGTCGCCAATCAGTTAGTAGCATCAAATCCTGGAGATCAAAGTGCTGCAGTACTTAATATACAAGAAGGTGAAAAAAACGAAAGTGATGAAGCAAAATCAGGAACTAAAGAACTAGGACAAACTAATACAGCTGACGGAAATAGAACAGCAGACATACGCAAAGCAGTTGCTGAAGTTTTTCATGATTCATTAATAAATTCTCCTAGTGATTTAATAACTGTTGATATTGAAATTTGGGGCGATCCATTTTTCCTACCACAAGAAATAGGTAATTATCATCCAGCATCGTCAGGCGAATCTCCAAACTCAACATCTGACGGTACTATGAAGTATACTACAGGAGAAGTGCTAGTTGATGTTAATTTTAGAACACCGTTTGATTATCAAGACGGCGGATCACAAATGGAAATGCCACTACTAGTTCCTCAATTTAGTGGTTTATATACAGTAATTGCAGTATCAAGTAATTTTAGTAAAGGACAGTTTACACAGACATTGTCATTAGTTCGTCAACCAGGACAAGATAAAACAAAAATTACAAAAAATACATTAGGTGGTTACGATTTAGTACCAAACTTATTTGGTTATCAATCAACTAAGATACCAGATGCAAGTAAAAAACTACCATTCCAAGAATTATCAGAATCTGCGTCTACAATACAAGCAGGAGTAAATCAAGCATTAAACTTATTTGAAAATGCAAAAAATTCCGGAAAAGGTCTAGGTATAGATATTGGTTCTCTTGCAACGCAAGCTCAAAGTGCAGTACAAAATTTAACTACAGGATCAAACGGATTGCCAAATTTACAGTTAACAGCAGGAAATACAGCTAGTAAAGCTGCAAATCTTTTTAATCCAGAAGGAGCATTTGATGCTAATGCTTTCAAAGCAAGTATTCCCGAAGTGAAAATTCCAGGAGCAATAGGTTCAGGGTCATTTGGACAAGATTTATCATTAGGACTTACTAATGCAATTGCTTCTGCCGTACCTTCTTTAGGAACAGTTGAAGTAGACTTTAAATCCATAGAAGGACAGTTAGCTATAATAGGATCAAATTTACAAAGTGATTTTGGAAGTGCTTTAGGAGAAAAAGAAATACCTGATATTTTGGATAAAACTGAAGAATTAAAAACACAAGTTGTATCAGTTGCAGAAAATATTATTACACCTAGTGGAGTTGCATAATGTCAGATAGCCCAGACGTTGATCAGTATAGCGTATCAGATGCTCCGTCAGTTGGAGCAAATCCAAATGCTAATCCTGGTTCTTTTAAGGTACCTACAAATTGGATATATCAAACTATTGCACCTAGTGGAGCTATTACAAAAGATCAAGTATTTACAACAGCAACAACTGATGAAGTCATTCCACCAGAAGCAATAAAGAACTATTCTTCTTATCTTGTATTATCAAATAAAGTAAGACCAATAACTTCGTTATCAGAAACAGATTTTTCAATTAATCAACAATATGTTGACGAAGCTAAAAAAAGAAGAGATAAAGCATTATCACTAATTTCAGGTACTAGCTTTACTGAAGAAGATTTAATAGTAACAGCAAAATCTTCAACTACTTCATTTCCTGTAGATTTTACCCCTACCGAACCAACAACTACTAGCCCAACTGTTGTAAGTAAAGACTTTATTGGACTACCTGTAACTGCAGGAGTTTACAAATATATTACAGCAGAACTTTATGATGATCGTTATGATTTTGAAACAGGCAAAAAAATTAGAGTTGGTATTGCTTCGGGGGTAGGAGGCGGCCAAGGCGACACAACTACTAAAGGTAATACTACTTCTACTGTAGAGCAAACAGAATCCCCGTCTAATACCAACAGTGAAACTCCAGTAGTAGGTAAAGAAGAAGACCCTTGCGGATAATTATTTTAAACAGGATAAAAAATGCCATCGGGTAATTATAGAAGATCAGCAACTACATCGAATAAGGTTTATGATTCAGGACCTTACGAAGCAATTGTGGTTAATCACTTAGATAGAAGATATATGGGTGGATTAGAAGTTGAACTTATTAAGTATACTGGATCGGGTAATACGCCAGAATCTGCAGGACAATTAGTGCATGTACGATATCTAAGTCCATTTTATGGGATAACTCCTGGCTCTGGATTAACACCAAACGATGGTTATCAAAATACTCAAAAAAGTTACGGTATGTGGATGGTTCCTCCTGACATCGGTAGTCGTGTACTTGTAATCTTTGCAGAAGGTAATTTGAATTTAGGATATTGGATAGGCTGTATTCCTGATGATTATATGAATTTTATGGTGCCAGACGGAAGACCAAGTACAGAGCTTACTACTGCATTAACTCCTGATAATATAAAAGGAGCAAAATTACCTGTAGGAGAATACAACAAATCTTTCGAAGATGGCTCTGCAATTGATCCTACGTTATTCAAAAAACCATATAATAAAGATTTTACAGAAATCCTAGAAACACAAGGATTGTTGTTTGATGAAAATAGGGGCACAACTACTACAAGTGCTAGACGAGAAACCCCTAGTAATGTATTTGGTATAAGCACTCCAGGACCACTTGACAGAAGAGACGGATCACCAAAAGTTACTGTTGGCCCAGCTGAAGATAAGGTCGATATTCCATACAATAGACTAGGTGGAACAAGTTTTGTTATGGACGACGGAGATGCTAATTTTATTAGAAAAACTCACCCCGAAGACGGTCCTCCTGTTTATGTTAATAAAATGGATAGAGAATCTGGAGGCAAAAAAACTTTACCTCAAAATGAGTTGACTAGATTAAGGACTAGGACAGGTCATCAAATTTTAATGCATAATTCAGAAGATTTAATTTATATAGGTAATGCACGAGGTACTACTTGGATAGAAATGACAAGTGATGGTAAGATTGACATTCATGCTCAAGACAGTGTAAGCATTATGACTGATAATGATTTGAATATTACAGCAGAACGTGATATAAACATGGAAGCAGGAAGAAACGTTAATATTAAAGCTTCTGCACGTTACAGCAAAGGATCTGAATTAGACGGAAAAGGACTAGATAGCGGTAGGGTACAAATAGAAGCACAAAATAATCATAATTTATTAGTAGGTAAAGATTCAAAAGTTACAGTAATCGGTAATATTCATACTGGTGCTGGAAATAATCAATTTATATCGACAGGTAACTATTTACATGTAAATTCAGGACAAGATAATAGGCTTACAGCTGGAGGATATACACATTTACATTCAGGCAAAGAACATAGAGAAACAGCACAACTAATACATATGAATGGTCCTAAAGCGGCTAGTGCTACACAGTCTGACACTGTAATTCCTTTAGAAACAGTGCAACTACCTTATATTTTTCCTGGCACAATAAAACCAGTAGTTTATGACAGTATTGTACCTAGAGCACCTCAACACGAGCCTTGGCCACATCATGAAAATTTAGATCCCCAATCATATAAAAAATCAGAAACTGACAGAGAACAGCCTGGCGCACTTGCAACAGCAGATCGTGTTTTAACTCCAGATACGTTTGCTAAAAACAAAGGCGGAAGAAAACGTAGTGCAGTTGTATCAGGATCTGGAGGAAATATTTCGACAGGGTTTGAAACAACTAGTGGAGGAACAGCCTCTGGAGTAGGCACAACACCAGTTGAAAATTACTCTAGTAATTTTAAATTTAGTGATGAGCTAGGATCTTTAAGTGCAAAATATGAGTCTAGAGGAGAAGCTACAGCAATTGGATTTGATAAAACTGGAGGTTGGAGTTATGGAACTTATCAGCTTGCAAGTAAAGTCGGAGCAATGGGCGAATATTTAGGATTTTTACAGCGTAAACACAGTACTGTTTTTGAAACACTACAAAACGCTGGAGGAAGTTCTAGTGCAAAAATAGGAACAGATGGTTTCAAACAAACATGGGAATCTTTAATGTCAAGCAAAGGAGCAGCTGAAACACAGCATGAATATGCAGTTGTAAAATATTTTGTACCCGCTGCTGATAAAGTTACTAGAAGTACTGGTATAGATGTGAGAATAAAAACCAAAACACTTCAAGATGTTCTATGGTCAACAGCTATACAACATGGTGCGGGAGGATGTAACAGGATATTCCAACGTGCAATCAAATCGTGTGGAAATAAAAGTCCATCAGATGATGCTTTAATTATAGCTGTTTATAATGAAAGAGCAAGAGATAACGGGATGGCATATTTTGGAAAAAGTACTAATGCTGTAAGAAAGAGTGTTGTTAATAGATTTAATAATGAGAAGCTAGATGCTTTGAAAAGTTTAGAATTAGAATTAAAAGAGCAACAGTTACAAACACAAACAGGATCAGCAGGAGAAGCAGTCCTACCAGTAGGCCCGCAATAATAGGGTAAATATAGTATGAGCGAATTAGAAAAAAATCTTTATAAACGAGTAGCAGTAAGCGAAACTCAAAAAGCAGCTTCTGCCGGCAGAGTATATAGAGGATTCTCGACGGTTGATGTTAATAAAGAAGGTTTTGCAAAATACGATTTTGATATTATTAAGCAGGACTTAATAAATCATTTTCATATACGTCAAGGAGAAAAAATAAGTGATCCAAAATTTGGAACAATTATATGGGATTTATTATTTGAACCGTTTACAGTAGAAATACAAGAAGCTATTATTGATAATGTTACAGAAATTGTAAATTATGATCCTAGAATAAACGTAGAAGATATTGTTGTTGACACATATGAACAAGGAATTACTGTAGAATGCACACTTACTTTTCTTCCTTATAGTATAACTGAACAATTACGATTCAAGTTTGATCAGGCTAATGGCCTCTTATAAATTAAATACGCAGTTATCTATAACAGATAAATATCATAGTAATAGAGGAAACCGACATGTCGTCAACAGATAGGCAGTCAAGATTATTAGTATCTGAGGACTGGAAAAGAATTTATCAATCGTTTAGAAACGCAGACTTCCAGAGTTACGATTTTGATAATCTCCGCCGCACGATGGTTAATTACCTTCGACAAAACTATCCTGAAGATTTTAACGACTATATTGAATCTTCAGAATACTTAGCCCTTATCGACATGATTGCGTTCTTAGGACAAAATCTAAGTTTTCGTATTGATTTAAATGCTAGAGAAAATTTTCTAGAAACAGCTGAACGCAGAGAAAGCATTTTGCGTTTAGCACGTATGCTATCATATAATCCAAGAAGAAATCAACCAGCTAACGGAGTATTAAAACTAGCCACTATCAAAACCACAGAGGCAATTATTGATAGTACAGGACAAAATTTAGCTAATGTTGTAATCAAATGGAACGATCAAGCTAACACAAGTTATTTTGAACAAATACTTAAAATACTTAATTCGGCATTACCTGTTACTAACCAAATTGGAAATCCGTTAAAAAGTGCGAGCATAGCAAATGTAATAACCCAACAATATAGATTTAATGCAACTAATACAAGTTCAGCAATATTTCCGTTTACAAAACGTATTGAAGGTGTAAGCACTAGATTTGAGGTTGTGAGTGCAGGAATAAGTGGCGAAAATATTATAGAAGAACCACCAATTCCTGGAAATAGTCCGGGATTTTTATTCCGTGACGACGGACAAGGAGCAGGCAGCTCAAACACAGGATTTTTTATGTACTTTAAACAAGGAAAATTAGATAGTTCTCCTTTTAGTGTATCTAATCCTACACCTAATCAATCAGTTGCGATTGATGTAACAAATATAAATGATACTGATTTATGGTTGTATAATGTTGATGCTAACGGTTTTGAAACTGATTTTTGGACAAAAATAGATACTGTTGAAGGAAACAATATAATTTACAATAATTTATTTGAAGGTATTAAAAATGTTTATGCTGTAACTACTAGAGTTGGGGATAGAGTAAACTTAGTATTTTCAGACGGAGTTTTCGGCAACTTACCTTCGGGTAACTTTAAAGTATATTATCGTGCTAGTGCTAATGCAGGAAGTGTTATTACACCCGGAGCAATGGGGAATGTTAATATTGAAATACCCTACCAAAGTAAAACAGGAAGTTTAGAAACATTGTCTTTAGGTTTTAAATTAAATTATACTGTAACTAATTCAAGTGCAAGTGAGACAAATGAAGAAATAAAATCAAATGCTCCTGCTACATATTACACACAGAATAGACTTATTACAGGAGAAGATTACAATATAGGTCCATTAGCAATTAGTCAAGAAATTATAAAAACAAAAAGCACTAATAGAATTAGCAGTGGTATAAGTAGATATTTTGATCTTAAAGATGTTTCAGGAAAATACAGTAATACAAGTTTATTTGCAGATGATGGCGTTTTATATAAAGAAATATTTTTAGAAAAAAGCCAATTTACATTTACAACCCAAAGTGATATCGAAGGTATTATCAACAATACTGTAGAACCTATTTTATCATCTAGCTATACCAAAAACTTTTACCTAGATCAATTTGCTAAAACTATTGTGTCTGATCTAAATGCTAAGTGGACACAACAAACAACATCAACTAATCAGTCAACTGGCAGATTTTTAGATAGCACAGATACACCTTATATGACTGGTACATTTACTGCAAATAGTTTAAGATTTATTGAACCAGGAGCAATGTGTAGATTCACAGCCCCAACAGGATTTCATTTTATGACAGATGGAACATTAATGTCGGGTTCAGCAGACCACTTAGGTTCCGCTACATATAAATGGGCTAAAGTAGTGTCAGTAGACGGCAACGGAACTGTAGTAAATGCTGTAAATGCAAAAGGTCCGATTATTTTTAATGATAATATTCCTACTAATGCAATCTTAGATAGAATAGTACCTAACTTTAGTAGAATTTTAGTTGATTCTGTTAAAGTCCAAATGATTGACCAAGCATTTGCTTATAAAGATTTTGGATTAAGATATGATTTATCAGACAGGCAATGGAAAATAGTTACTTCCGAAAACATTAATACTACGTTAGGATTTTCGACAGGAAAAACAGGTGATACCACAGGACAAAATCTAGACTCAAGTTGGTTGCTATATTTTAAAACTGACGGAGAAACTTATACTATTACGTACCGTAATTTAAGATATGTAATAGAAAGTTCTGATGAAATTAGATTTTATTTTGACGGAGTTGATAAAGTTTATAATCCAGCAACAGGAAAAATTGTAAGAGACAAAATTGATATATTAAACATTAATACAAAACCAGGAAGTACGTCACCGTTTACAAATGATTATTCTTGGACAATATCAGGAGCATACAGAGATCCTGATGGATATGTTGATTCGAGGAAAATAGAAGTACAATTTATTGATTTAGATGATGACGGCGCAGTTGATGATCCGGAAATATTTGAACAAATAGTTGATCCAGAGAACACTACTATTCCAATAGCACAAAGATTAGCATTCCAAAAAAAGTACACAACTTCAGATGGTGTAGAAGATTTTAAGTATTTTGCAAATAGTAATAACACTATTACTATTGTTACTAATGAAGCTGAAATAGCACCTTTTAGTGCCAGAACCGAAGGACAAATATTTTATCTACAAGATGAAAAAGTATTTAAAACACTAAACAAGGCTCTTAATAATACTACACCTAATACTGATTATAGAGCATATACTGGGCGTGGAGGGCTAAAATTCCATTATACACACGTTGCTGATAGTAGCTACAGAATTGATCCAAGTGCAAGTAACATTATTGACACTTATTTGCTCACTAAAACATACGATAATAACATACGAAGATTTGTTGCAGGAGAAATTGAAGTAAAACCACTACCCCAAAGTAATGATGAGTTATTTAGAAGTTATGGATCTGAGATAAACAAAATTAAAAGCATTAGTGACGAAGTTATATATTATCCTGCAAAGTATAAAATATTATTTGGATCAAAAGCCCCGGCGGATTTACAAGTGAAATTTAAAATTGTTAAAAATAAAGACATTGTAACAAATGACAATGAATTAAAGTCAGATATTGTTGAAGCAATTAATAGATTTTTTGCTATAGATAATTGGGATTTTGGCGAAACCTTTTACTTTCAAGAGTTAAGTGCATATATAATGACAGAGTTGTCACCAAAATTATCATCAGTATTAATTGTTCCTAATCAAGGATCCTTGTCATTCGGTAGTTTGTTTGAAATAAAATCAGAACCAGATGAAATTTTTATTAGTGCAGCAACCGTAGGAGATATTGAAACTATAACTGAAATAACAGCTAAAGAAATTCAAGCAAGTGGCAAAGTAATATCTAGTATTGCGTCAGCTAGTACAACAAGTATAACAAGCTCAGCTTCGTCTGCATCGATTGCAACAACAGGCGGCGGATTAGTTACTTCAACTAGCAGTTCAAGTAGTTCAAGTTCAAGCAGTTCAAGTTCAAGCAGTTCAAGCAGTTCAAGTTCAAGTGGATCTAGCGGATCAAGTGGTTCTAGCGGTGGAGGCTATGGCTATTAATGGCATACGATAAATTTCAAAACGAAAGCCCATTGCCAGCAGGCAAACAAGTTAAAAAACTAAGCGTAGACTTTTTACCGAAGTTTTTTAGGACCGAAGCCAACAGGAAGTTTTTGCAAGGGACAATGGATCAACTTATTGCACCAGGCGTTGCAGAAAAGTTGAGCGGATATATTGGTAGAAAAACAGCCAAAGCATATTCACCTAAAGATAATTATATAGGCGACTTTACTGAGGAGAGAGAAAACTATCAATTAGAACCAGCTGCTGTAATAAAAGATAATTTAGATAATGTTACTTTTTATAAAGATTATAATGATTACATCAACCAGTTAGGCGTTTTTGGATCAAATAATAAAAACCATAGTAGATTAAATAATCAAGATACATATGCATGGAACCCTAATATTGATTGGGATAAGTTTGTTAATTTTAGAGAATATTATTGGCTACCTAACGGACCAACTTCTGTTGCTGTAAGAGGACAAAGTAAAGAAGTTGTTAGTACCTATACTGTAACACTAAAAGACAATACAGATAATATTTCCTATATCTTTAATGACGGGTTAACATCTAACCCAACTATAAAACTATATAAAGGACAAACTTACAGATTTGAAATTGACACTCCGGGGCACCCAATTGCGTTTAGCATATCAAGGACATTTACTCCTGGTTCAGCAGTATTAACAGCTGGTTCAGAAGGTTTACGAGGAGATGGTCAGTTTGATGGAACTCTATATGGTAATAATTATGACCAAGGTGAATATGTTGTATTGCCTAGTAGTGGTTCGGTAACATTTGAAGCAGACGAAAACATAAGCACTTTATATCCAACAGGTATTACAAAGTATGGGGAAGCAGGAGAAGTAATTTCTGTAGTGTATGTAGATAAAGGTACTATTGAATTTACTGTACCTGAAAATGCTCCTGATAGACTTTACTATATTAGTAAAAATAATATTGATACTAGCGGACTTATTAAAATTTATGATATTGCAGAAAATAGTGCAATTAATGTTACTGACGAAATTATAGGCAAAAAAAATTATACAAGTGCTAACGGAGTTACACTTTCAAACGGAATGAAATTAACATTCCAAGGAGAAGTAACACCTACGAAATATGACGACAGTCAATGGTATGTTGAAGGCGTAGGTAGTCAAATTAAATTAATTAATAGTAAAGATTTAATTATTCCTGCTGCTTATACAGAATCTAAATTAATTCCTTTTGATACTGATAAATTTGACGAACTACCTTTTGCAGATGCAAAAGCGTATGCTACAAATAAAGATTATATCACTGTAAACAGAGGAAGTAATGACCGTAATGCATGGAGTCGATATAATTGTTGGTATCATAAAGATGTGATACTTGCAAGCGAAACATATAATAGCTTACCTACTAGTTTAGACGAGACAGCTAGAGCCAAACGTCCTATTGTTGAATTTGAAGCAGGATTGAAACTGAATAATTTTGGTGTTTTTGCAAAAGATGATGTTGACTTAGTTGATGTATTTACAAAAGATGTGTTTAGTACAATCGAAGGCTCGTCAGGATATAACATTGATGGTATAGATCTTGCTGAGGGCATGCGTATATTGTTTATAGCTGACACAGATATTTTAGTAAGTGGAAAAATTTATAAAGTTAAATTTATTACTGTTAATAGTAAAAGACAAATTAGTCTTATGGAAGTAGCAGATTCAATACCACAAAATTTAGAAACAGTTTTAGTTACACAAGGCGAAAAGTATGCTGGAACAAGCTTTCATTACAATAGTACCAAATGGGTACAGTCACAACAAAAAACAGCAAACAATCAGCACCCTATGTTTGAAGTCTTTGATGCAAACGCAAATAGTTTTAGTGATACAACCTACTATGGGTCTACAACTTTTATAGGCTCTAAGATATTTTCTTATAAGCAAGGTACAGGAACAAATGACAGTGAATTAGGGTTTCCTCTATCATATAGGGCAATTACAAATTCAGGTGATATTGTTTTTAACTTTGACTTGCTAAATGACGAATTTACTTATCAAACAGAAACAGAAATATTTACTCAAAAAATTGATGCAGGTTATTTGAAAAAATATAAGTCTTTGACAGATTTTAGTTATGTAAATGGCTTCAGTAGTATTCCAACATCTACTAGGCAAATGGTTATTAAGCAGTACGATGTTACAGATATTTTTAATAATAATTTTGAAATTAGTGCATATAAAAACGCTGGCAATTTAAACGACTTAACTGCATATGTATATGTTGATGACAACCTAAAATTTATTAATACTGATTATGTTATTGACAGAACTAACGGATTTGCAAAAGTAATATTTAATAAAAATCTTACTGCGGGTCAATATGTTACAATTAAAACAAATAGTTTAGCTGAAAAAATTGATGGATATTATGAATTTCCACACAATTTAGAAAGAAATCCTCTTAATGAAGATATTACCGAGTTTACATTAGGAGAAACAATCGATCATGTTAATAGCATGATAGAAGATGTACAAGATTTTGCTGGTGTATTCCCTGGTAGAAGTAATTTAAGAGATACAGGAGAACTAGACCATTTTGGAAAAAGATTTGTAAAACATAGCGGACCTATAAATCTTCCATTATACCATATTACAAATAAAAACTTTAATATAGTTAAAGCATTAAAATATTCGAAAAACGAGTATTCTAGATTTAAGCGTAATTTTTTAGACAAAGCAGAAAAATTAGGATTCGACGGTCCTGTTAAGAAGCATGTTGATAAAATACTTACAGAATTAAATAAAGAAAAAGTTAAAACCGAACCGTTTTATTTCTCTGATATGTTAGCTTATGGTGATGCTAATAAATTAGAATACACAGTTCTTGACACTAGAACAACAACATATCCTATTACAGATCCTTTTAACTTAACATCATTAAGTGCAAAAAGTATTGCTGTATATTTAAATGGTATACAATTAACACATAATAAAGATTATACTTTTAATACAGATGGTTATATAGAAATAACTTGCACAAAGTTTGTAGATGATATTATAGAAATATATGAATATGAATCTACAGACGGAAGCTTTGTTCCTGCAACACCTACTAAAACAGGATTATATCCAAAGTATTATCCAGAGCTGACTATTGATGATAGTTTTATAGCAAAAAAACCTACAGGAACAGGACCATTTAAAGTTTATGGTAGAACCGAACAAACAACTAAATCATTCAAAGGAAAAATAGGTTGGTTTTATCCTCTTTATACTTCTAAAGAAGCCGCAATTGCAGCTGATTCTGATTCTAGTAATGACACAGGATCTGCTCACATGCATGTGTTTGAAGGACTATCACAAGTATTTTATATGCCAGATACACAAATGAATCATGCAACAAATGATGATGCAACTATAGATGAATATCCTGTTGGTGTTGCTATGATTAGAGGACATGACGGAAGTTATGTAAAGGCATATAAAGATTATAGAGATGAATTATTATTAGATTTTGAAAGAAGAATTTTTAATAATATTAAAGTTGAATATAGTACAGATTTATTAGATATACACGATTTCATAGGCGGAGAGTATAGGGCTTCAGAGTTTACTAAAAACGAAGTTGATAGCTCACTATTAAGTGATTTTATCCAATGGCTAAGATCTGTTAACGATGATTATACAGCTCATGATTTTCATGATGTAAATAATAGTTTTACTTTTAATTATTCTAGTGCAAAAACTACGCAAGGAAATGATCTTCCAGGTTTTTGGAGAGGAGCATATTTACATGCGTATGGCACAGATAGGCCAAACGCTACTCCTTGGGAAATGTTAGGTTTTACTATGAAACCTATTTGGTGGGAAGACACGTATGGTAAAGCACCATACTCCGGAGACAACTTAGTATTATGGCGCGACATTGAAGAAGGCAGAATTAAAAAACCGGGTGTAGCTGAAGTATTAAGTGCAAAATACGCTAGACCTGGGTTGACAAGACATATACCAGTTGATAGCCAGGGACGATTAAAGTCGCCGTTAGATAGTGGATTTGCAGAAAGCTTTTTGTCAAGACAATCGACTAATGGATTTAAATTTGGCGATGTTGCACCAGTAGAAAATGCCTGGCGCCGGAGTTCAGAATTTCCATTTGCAGCATTAACAGCATATCTTTTAAACAAGCCTGCAAAGGTTATGGGATTAGGATTTGATGTTTCCCGTACTAAAAAGAATCTTGTAAAACAGTGGGTTTATTCTGATACAAATAAACCAATAAGAATTGCAGAAGCTAAACTTCCAAATACCTATAAAGATGATACAAGAGTATTAACATGCGGACTTGTAAACTATATCTACAATTTAGTATCTAGTGATGTACTAACTTTATATACAGACTACAAAAATAATTTACTAAATTTAAAAAATCAAATAGGTTTTAAAATTGGAGGATTTAGTGATACCCAAAAATTTAATTTAATACTTGACAGTAGATCTCCGACGCAACAAGTTGATCGAGACGGTGTTTTTGTGCCGCAGGAAAGTTTTAAAATTTTTACAAACACAAGTAGTCCACTAGAATTAGCTGTATACAGCGGAGTTGCAATAGAAAAAGCAGCCAACGGATTTATTGTTAGAGGATATAATAATACATCTAGTAGTTTTGAATACTACAAACCTATTACAGGTTCTTCTAGTATAAATGTAACTGTTGGTGGAATATCAGAAGAAACAGTTAATTTTAGATCTAACACACCATATGCAAAAGGTGTAGTAGTACAAGATAACTTTGACTTCTATAGAGTAACTAAAGACTTTACATCAGGAGAAGTATTTGATACTGAAAATTTAGTTAAATTAGTAGATTTACCTATTGTTGGAGGCAAAACAGCTGCATTTAAGCAAGACTTTGATCTTACTACTGTACATAAATTAGAATATGGTAAGCGTTTAGCAAATAGCCAAGAAGTTATTGATTTTATATTAGGTTATAATGCTAGATTGCAAGAAATTGGATTCTCATTTAATGAAGTAAATCAAAATACCGAGACAGTAGAAAACTGGGACAATTCTTGTAGAGAATTTTTATTCTGGACAACACAAGGTTGGTCATCAGGCACAATAATTACTCTTAGTCCTGCTGCAGAACAAGTGCAGTTTACTAAAGGATTTTCAGTTGTTGATAATTTAAATGACAACTTCTATGATTATAGCATATTCAAAGCAGACGGTCAACCTTTAGCTAATGAGTTTTATAGTTTTAACAGAGACGGTAATTCGTTTGCACTAGAAGCAAAAAATACAGATAGTGGAATTTATCACGTATCGTTACCGTTAGTGCAAAAAGAACATGTTGTCCTTTTAGAAAATAAAACATCATTTAGTGATATTATTTACGAACCAAAATCTGGATATAGACAAGATCGTATAAAGGTAAGTGGCTATAGATCAGACGACTGGAACGGAGGACTAAATCTTCCAGGATTTATTTATGATGAAGCTAACATTACAGATTGGACACAATGGAAAGATTATAAAATTGGTGAGCTAGTAAAGTATAAACAATTTTATTATGTAGCAAACACAAATATTCCAGGATCAAAAGATTTTAATTCTACGTTTTGGTATCAGCTTAGTAAAAAACCTGAACCTGAATTGCGGGCGAATTTAGATTATAAAGCAGCACAATTTACAGATTTTTATGATTTAGACTCAGACGGATTTGATAATGAGCAACAAAAATTAGCACAGCATTTGATAGGGTACCAAAAGCGTCAATATCTCGCTAATATTATTAATGATGATATAAGCCAGTTTAAGTTTTATCGAGGATATATTGCTGATAAAGGCACAATGAATGCACTTACTAAGTTGTTTGAATCTTTAGGAGATGGAACAACATCTGCATTAGATTTTTATGAAGAATGGGCAATACAAACAGGCAGGTACGGTGCTACTGAGTCAGTTCAACAAGTTGAATTTAATTTACAGGAAGATCAATTTACAGAAGCTCCACAGCCTTTTGAATTGGTTAATACTTTACCCGAAACTAATTTTGAGAATGTTTATAGAATACTACCTAAAGATGTATATGATAAACCTTTAGAATATGATCATGCTCCGTTTCCAACAAAGGTTATTTCGGAAAAAGATGAGTACATAAAAACAGGCGGTAATGTTAGTGAAGATGATGTGCAATTTGTTGTTGGGTCTATTTCAGAACTATCTCTAGGAGATGTTAACACAGTATCTTTGGGTGATTATTTATGGGTTACTGAAAATGACAGAGATACTTGGCAAGTTTACCAGCTTATCCAAACATCTGCAAGAGTTACAGATGCAACACGTAGAACAGATATAGTTTCAACAGACGGATTAACCCTTATTGATTTAACTTTAGATCGTTGGGCAGATACAATTGGAGACAGCGTTGCTCCATTAGTAAAAACGACTGATTTAGTAGGTGTAAGAGGAGCTGATGAATTTAATTTAACAGGAATTTATGCTGTTAATGATGAAGGTATTAACTTAAACAAAGTTACAGTAAAAACCCAAGCAAGCACACCTATTACTGATTTTACTGGACAGTCTTTTTCCTTAGTTAAATTACGTCCAGTTAGAGTAGAGTCTTTAGACTTATTAAACAAGAGCAGATATGAAGTATTAGAAAAACAGAAAGTTTGGGTTGATAGTTTAGATGGCGATTGGGGAGTAATTGAAAACAATCCTGTGTTTAAAGAAAATCAAACCATGTTTAATCCTTCACAGTTTGATAGTACATCTCAGCAGTTTGGCAAAGTATTTACAGCAACACAAGATAATACTAGTGTGTTTATAGGAGCACCTGGAGATGCTAACGGAAGAATACATTATTTTAGACGTACTAACGAAAAAAATAATTTAGTCCTCGATAATACCCTGGAACTTGAATCATCAGAAGATCTTTTAGATCCTTCTACTGCTGAATTTGCGAAAAGTATTTCAGTTAGTCCTGATGGTGAATTTTTAGTAGTTGGAATGCCAGGAGCTTCAAATGTTAAAACTAAATTCAAAGGTGAGTTTGATAAAGCAGTTACTTACGCAAAGGGCGATATAATTAAGTATAGAGAAAGTTTGTGGAAAGCAAATAGAGAAATATTACCAGAAATATCTTCACAGCCGTTTACTACATTTGACACTTACGTAAATCTTGCAGCGTCAGCCGATGCTGACTCAACAACATTGCAACTTCTTGTTGCAGGCGATCCTGGATTATCAGGCAATACAACTGACCATTTGCTTATAAGAGCTCCTAAAGATATGTATTTAGGTACATCAGTCGGAGACACAATTAACTTATATTGGAATACTAGAAGTTATGCATATCCTACATTAGATAATTACGTTCCATTCGGCGGAGCAATAACTGAAATTACAGGAAATGTTATTACAGGAAGTCATATTATACAACACAAAGTAGATCATATTTTATTTGTATCTACATTTGTAACACTTCCAACTGTTGGACAAGTAGTTACAACTACCACAGGTAGTGCAACAGTGTGCTATGTAGGTACTAAAGCAGATAGTGCAGTAGTATACCTTAAGGATACAAATGGTATCTTTAGTGTTAGTGATGAATTGTATATTGAAGAAGAAATATTTGTTGGATTTTATACAGAAACTTCAACATATAATACTAGCACAGCAGTAGATGGATTTTGGTTTATTAATACAGGATTTCAATATTCAAATGCTGGCACTTACTACGATACAGGCAGAGGCTTAGTTTATGCTGATGTAAGACTACAATCATCTGCAAGAGCGTTAAATACCTACTCAAATATACAAAAAGCTGTAGGTTATATTGGTGCTTATGTTAAAAACAAAAATAGAGCAAGTTATATTACACACTTGTCTTATAGAGGTGATCCAGGCGGCGTAGAAGCAGATCAGCTCAGTAACAAGTGGATAGTAAGAGGTGATAAAGAGTTTACAGACACTCTTACTATAGGAGACACTACTGAGTTTAGATTATATAATCTTGATAATAGAGTTATTGATGTTGTAACTCCGGGATTTACGTATGACATATTTAACAAGCAACAAACTATAGTTGACTTGTGGGACGGTTATATTGACTTTACTTTTGATGAGTTTGACTTTAATGGTAATGTTTTTGAACCTGTAGTAGGTGATATAATCAGTGATGTACAATATCCAAACGATGGACAAGGCGGTCTAGCAATTACTACTCAAACTACTAGTACTGCTGAAGTTATGTTTTACCGTAGAAACTTTAACAGTGTAAGAGTTTATGTAAAAGCACTTACTGGCGACTGGTCAAAACAAAACAATATTGGAAAATACTCAATACAACGTGAAGCTAATACAACGGCACGTGGTGCAACCGACGTTGCACGTATAATGGGAACTGTAGCGGATGTGGAAAATGATATCGCAGTTGGCACTACTACAGTAGGAAAATTAATAGTATTTGAACACAGTTCACAATTTAATGTTTCATCAAATCCTGAAATTATTGACGAAGAATATTGGTTCTTTAATGAAAATACAGAACAAGGAATTTCAAGATTACCTAATCCTCCATATAGTCTTAACAAAGATTATAAGCAAGTATATCATATTTCTGCAGAAGCAACAGGCACACCAGGTCCAGGACAGGAAGGTGCAGTAGCAGTCTTTAGACGTAAGCCAGGAGGCATATACGAAAAACAATATGTTTTTGTATCAGAACATCGTAAAGCAAATAGAAGGTTTGGCAAAAAAGTAAAAATAGCACAAAAAGGAAATTATTATACTTTAGCAATATCCAGTGAAGGACTTGGCACTCGTGACGATCCAGGAAGTATAGAATTTTTTAGACATGGGACCAAGCCAACTGAACAATTTCAAGGTTCATATCAAATAAGAAGTTATGACCCAGGTGACATTGTAATTTTCTTAGATCAATATTTTATATGTCTAAAGAAAACTAGTGCAGATGTACAAGATATTACAGATACTGAATATTGGGAAAATATTAGCTGGAAGTACGGAAAAGATCCTGATTATAAAGGCGTTTGGGATAATACTTATAGGTATAACAAAGGATCTATTGTAAATTACAATAATACACTATATAAAGCAAAAACTAATATTGCAGACAATGCAGCTTGGAATGCAACTAGTTGGGAAACGTTAACAGATAATATAGATTATACTGGTATGCTACCTAATAGAACTAGTAACGCATTCTATGGAGAAAGTATATTTGATCCAATTCAAAACATAGATCAATTTAGTCAAGATTTTGATTTAAGTGCAGATGGTGATGTTTTAATTACCACAAGTAAACAAGTTTTTACTGATAGTACACGTGATATTGCAGTAGTAGTGTATAGAGAAAATGGTGATAAATTCCAGTTCTCACAAAAAATTACAAACGCTAATACAGAAACCGGATGGGGCGACAAAGTAGCTTTGCATCCAGATGGAACAAGAATTGCAGTAAGTATTCCATTACTTGACCAAGTAAAAGCAAATCAAGGTGCAGTGATTATCTATCAACAAGATACTAATGGTGTGTTTGGTACTGTAGTTGATCAAACCTTAGGGATTACAAGTCCGACACAGACACTATTGCCACCGCAAAACGAAGAGTCGGAAAAATATGGATATGAATTAAATTTTGGAAAAGATCATTTAGTTGTTGCTAGTTTAAATGGTGATCAGCAAATACCTACAAGATTTGATACTTTCGAAGATTTACTACCAACAACTGGTGTTGAAGGCGGATCAAGATATGTACTTGATATTAATAGTACAATGAAAGAAGTTGCAACAACATTTGATAAAAGCTTTACATCATTTAAGAATGTTAAAATGGATAAAGGCGTAGTGTATGTTTATGAAACATTAGGAGCTAACTTAATTCAGTCAGAGACGTTTACTTATCCTTTAACAATGACATCATTTGGTGAGCATTTATTTACACAAGATAATCATATATATGTTGGTATGCCACAGCAGTGGGGAGATGATAGCACTACTATAGGTGATACTAGAGGTGCAGTAGTAGATTTTAGAAAGCCTTCTGGGGACAAAGCATGGAAGCAAATACGCAGAAGTGTTGCTCCAGTAGATGTAGATAAAATAGCAGGAGCATTTTTATATAATAAACGCAACAATCAACTTATAACATATGTAGATTTTATTGATCCTGTACAAGGAAAAGTTGCAGGTATTGCAGAACAAGAAATAGATTATAAAGTTAAGTACGATCCTGCTTTTTATAACACAGGACAACTAGCAGATAATAATGTTGATCCTAACAGACATTGGGCCGAAAAATATGTAGGACGAGTATGGTGGAATATTAATAGTGCTAGGTTTGCTCATGCATATCAAGGCACAACAAACTTCCAAAAAAATACTTGGAATACACAAATTGGTGACTCAGCTATAAATATTTACGAATGGGTTGAAAGTCCCTTCTTACCAGAAACTTGGGATAGTTTAGCTGATACTGCCCCTGGACTGAAACGTGGTATAAGTGGTGTAAGTTTACACGGAAATACAAAATATACTACCAGGTTAGTATATGACCAGATTAGCAAAACTTTTAATAATCTATATTACTTCTGGGTAGAAAACAAAAAAACTATTCCGTCTGTTTCTCATAGATCTATAAGTTTAAAAAATATTGCAGCTTTAGTAGGCGATCCTGCAGGACAAAAATATAGATATTTAAGTTTTCTTTCAAAAGATAAATTTATGCTAACAAATTGTAATGATTTAATAAAAAATGATGACATCGTTTTAAATATTAAATTTACTAAAGACTCGATAGAAAAACAACGTCAAAATAGTCATAATCAGTATCAAATACTTACTAAAGGATTAGAAACAAGTGTTGTTAATTCAGATATAGAGAAGAAATGGTTTGATAGTTTAGTTGGATTTGATTTACAGCAACGTGCAGTACCAGATACAAATGTTCCTGTTAGAAGTAGATACGGTGTACAAAACAGACCAAGACAAAGCATGTTTGTAAACAGAGCAGAAGCTTTAAAACAAACAATAGAAAGAATTAATGTAGTTTGTAAACAAAATCTACTTGCTGACGAATACGATCTTAACGAACTTAATAAAGTAGAACCATTACCTACTTTACTAAGCGGAGAATATGATCATAAAGTTAGTACTTTCGAAGAAATAAGTCTTATTAGTACAAGCAAAATAACACCTGCAAAATTAACACCTGTAGTACAAAACGGAAAAATTACAAATGTTATTATTGACGATACTGGTAGAGGATATAAATTTGTTCCAAAACTTACACTTACTGGTGTAGGAAAAGATGCTGAGTTTGAAATTGAAATAGACACATTAGGAAAAATAACATCAGTTAAAATTTTAAATCAAGGTACTGGATACGATAACAATACTAGAATTAGTGTAAGAAGATTTACAGTCTTAGTTGAGGCAGACAGTACAGTATTTAACAAATGGTCAATGTACGGTTGGAATGAGACTGAAGGTGTTTGGTTTAGAAGAAGTATACAAGACTATGACGTAACACAGTTTTGGAGTTACATTGATTGGTACGAAGATGGATATAATCAATTTACAGAAGTAGATGATATTATTGATGGATCGTATTTGCTTACTAGTCTTGATAATAGGATCGGTGAAGTAGTTAAAATTACATCTGTAGGAACAGGTGGATGGTTGCTTTTAGAAAAAATAGCTGATGAAGACACGGAAGATTATACAGTAAACTATAAAACTATAGGTAGACAAAACGGTACAGTTCAATTTAATGATAAGCTATATGATTATAGTAAAAATACAGTAGGATTTGATAACAGAAGTTTTGATAGCTACTTTTATGATAATACGCCGACTACAGAACTACGTATTATTATAAATGCAATTAAAAATAATATTTTTGTAGGTACACTTGCAATAGAATACAATGAACTATTTTTTGCAACAATACGCTATGTGCTTGCTGAGCAAGCAGGTGCTGATTGGGTATTTAAAACTAGTTTTGTAAAAGCTAAACATAATTTAGGTCCGTTATATCAAGATAAAACTTTTAATAACAATAACCTTGCAAATTATGAATCTTATATAAACGAAGTAAAACCTTATACAACAAATGTAAGAGAATTTATTAGTAACTATTCAAATATAGAACCAACAAATTCAACAGTAAGTGATTTTGATTTACCACCAGAATATAGTAAAGAATCAAAGTCTATAGTACCAAGTAAAGCTCAAGTAATTGATGGAGTTATAGTAAGTGCTCCTAATAGTGCGTCTGTGTATCCAAGAAAGCATTGGACGGAAAATAACGGATATCAAATTAAGGACATTGTAATTTCTGATCCAGGATCAGAATATACATATCCACCTACAATTAAATTTACAAGTACTGTAGGTTCCGGTGCTACTGCAAAAGCCTATATTGCATACGGTAAAATTACTAAAATAGAATTAACAAATGCAGGCTCTGGATATACAGTAGCCCCAACAGTAGTAATTGAAGGACCACAAGGTGAAACTGGCACGAAAGCAAAAGCTACAGCTATACTAGGAAATGGTGTTGTTAGAAGTCCTTATATTATTACTAAGTTTGATAGAGTATCGGGCAAAGTTTTTTATACAGCATTAATTGAAAACTATTATGATACTGGTACAGGTATTAAAACAGTTTACGATTTAAAATGGCCAATGGACTTGTCGTCGACAAAAGTAAAAGTTTATGTTGGTAAAGATAATGATTCATTAGTAGAACAACTAAGAAGTCAATATAGTTACGAAAATATTATTGACACAACAAAATCGTATACTAGACAGCAAGGTCGTGTAACATTTACAACTCCTCCTGCTAATAACTCTGTAATTAAAATAGAATATTACAAGCCGTTAAGCTTATTAACAGCAGAAGATAGAATAAATTTTGCTTACAATCCAACATCAGAAATGTACGGCAAAGATTTATCACAATTAATGACAGGTATTGATTATGGCGGAGTGCAAGTACGTAGTTTTGAATTTGATCAAGCATCGGGCTGGGATAGTAATGGTTGGTATACTGATAGTTGGGACACTTACGATAATACCTTTGAAGATCAAATATTTACATCAGACGGATCTACAAATGCTGTAATTTTAACTTCACCATTAGAAAATGGAATAATGTATAACTTTTATAGAAATGGTATTAGAATAGATGATCCTAATTATGATGCAAGCACAGCTATTACTAATCCTACAGCGATAACAAATTCTATAATTGGAGATGGGACAACACAAGTTCTTGATTTAGAAGTAATGGGTGTACGCTTATTAGACGGCGATATCTTTATTGTAAGAAAAACTACCAGTGATGGAAGTGTTCTTCCAGACGCTGATAGTTATGATACTGCATTGTCGGGTGGTGATCTTGCTTATAAAACAGCAACAGGAATTAAATCAGAAGATATTATTGTTGACGGCGACGGATTTGTTACACCGACAACAAGTGGCGGCCCGGAAGAATTAGTTCCAGGACAAGTACTTGACACTGTTGATATTAAAGTGTTTACAAGGGATAGTAACGGCCAAGGACAAATATACAGTCAAAGTTATATTATGGATAGTAATACAACATACGGGTTAGGAGTTATACCTAAAACTGCACCAGCAATAATTGTAAAAGTTAATAATATTATTTTAGGTGATACAGAATATACTATCGACTGGAATAATAACAATGTTACTATTCATACAGCAACTCCTGGTGCTGAACTTAATATAATCGCAATGGCACAAGGAGTACAAAAACTACTTGATTTTGGACAAGGAGTGTCAGTGGCTGGACAGTCTGACTATTTAACTACAGTTGATTGGCAAAAAGACACTAGTGTTTTTGTAAGTGTTAACGGTGTTGCTACAGATGTAGAAATATTTAATAGCGAAGACAGCGGTGCTCCTATTGCTAAGGTTGGAATTAGATTTAAAACACCAAGAGCTATCAGCGGAGAAAAAATACACTACTCTGTGTTTAGCGATGCAACAAAAGTAAATTATAGCCAGGTTAGTAAAGATAGCTTTACAGCAGATGGAACTACCCGTGCTTTTGATTTAGCAACTGCTCCTTTTTATGCTAAACCTAATCAACACAATATAATTGTTAAAGTTGGAAACAAGATACTTAACCCAGGTTATAATATTCAACATACAGTAGAAGATGGAAACAGAGAGTATAAAATTGAAACATATCAGCAATCAGTAGGTGCTAACTCTGCGTCTGATGTTAGAGTTTTTGTAGCAGGCGTGGAAAAGTTTACACCAAATGAATGGAGATTTGACATTGCAAACAGTCAAATTGTACTTTCAGATGAAACTGGTTTAAACGGAGATACTGTAGAAATATTTGCAATCACAGATGGTGAATATACTATCACAGGAAATACTGTAACTTTAGATACTGCACCTACGGAAAATACAAAAATAGAAATACTGCAATTTAGTAATCATGATTTACTAGGAATAGAACGTATGAACTATGATGTTGTATCTAGAACATTACTACTATCAGAAGAAGTTGAACAAATTAATGACTATGCTAGATTAACAACTGGAGAAATTAAACTTAGGAAAAAAGCAGTCGATGCACAGTATGTTTGGGTAAGTGTAAATGGAGAACTACTTACTCCAAGCGTAGATTACTTTGTTACAGATGATCAAATGAAAATACAGCTTGTACGCACTCCTAATCAAAACGATGTAATTGATATTATACATTTTGCTGAAAAAGTAAGTACGGCTAAGTTTGCTTATAGACAATTTAAAGATATGCTTAATAGAACACACTTCAAACGTTTAGACAAAGAAGCCACTACGTTGCGTGAGCCTCTTAACAGTTATGATTTAAGAATTGAAGTTGTTGACGGTAGTTCATTATCAGAACCAAGTAAAGGACAAAATTTACCAGGTATTTTGTTTATAGGTAATGAACGTATTGAATATTTTGTTAAAGAAGGAAACACGTTAAAACAATTACGTAGAGGAACTTTAGGCACTGGAGTAAAAGACACGTATCCAGTTACACAAAAAGTTTATGATCAAAATATAAGTAAGACAGTACCCTATAGAGATATGACACAAAGTCAAAGCTTTAATGGAAATGGAACAACGTCTACATTTACATTAGGGTTCGACGTAGGTACAATAAATGAAATAGAAGTGTTTGTTGCAGGAAAACGTTTAAGAAAAACAACTTTAGAGTCATTTAGTTTAACAAAGGACCTTGATAGTCCAGAAGGTGATGTAACTTTACCAAAAGAATTTGAATTCGATCAAGACTCAAATTCAATTACATTAGCTGATATACCTTTAGATAAAACCAAGGTTACAGTAGTTAAAAAGACTGGTCAAACATGGACAAATGCAGGAGAAAAACTAGGAGACGCTGAAAATTCGATAGCACGATTCTTGCGAGCAGGAACTTCGGCGCTACCAGAATAAATACAGTATAGGAAATACAATGAGTGATAATATGCAAGATAAAAACGGAGTACTAGTTCAAGGTCATATAAAAATATTTGACCCAAAAACTGAGGAAATATTTGTAGATAAACGTAATGCGATTCATTATGAAAATATGAGTATTGCGTTAGCTGAAAGTTTAAGTAACGCTGGAGCAGGATTTATATACGAAATGAGCTTCGGTAATGGCGGCACAAGTGTTGACCCAACTGGTATTATTACATATCTTACTCCTAACAGTACAGGTACAAACGCTGGTCTTTATAATCAGACGTATACAAAGGTTGTTGATGAAAAAAGTGTAAACAATACAGACTCAGCACGTAATAAAACCGAAATTAGACATGTAAGTGGTACAAACTATACAGATATTCTTGTAAGTTGTTTGTTAGATTACGGAGAGCCTAGCGGCCAAGATGCGTTTGATACTGCATCAAACACAGATAATTCTTATGTTTTTGACGAGTTAGGCCTTAGAAGTTATAGTGCTAGTGGAACAGGTAGACTTATTACGCATGTAATATTTCATCCAGTACAAAAATCATTGAACAGATTAATACAAATTGACTATACTGTTCGAGTACAGAGTTTAGCGGGATAAGGGGATAATAAATGGCATATGCAATTAGTTACACTGACTCCGTAAACAAAGGAACTATTACAGTATCAGATAGCACACTTAATACAGAAACTAGTTTAAGTTTGCCTGGTAGATATACAACGGCATATGGACAAGCAATAAGTGAAAACTTTTTACATCTACTTGAAAATTTTGCAAGTAGTACAGCACCGCAACGCCCTGTCGAAGGGCAATTATGGTATGACACATCCACTGGCGTAGATCAGTTAAAATTATATGACGGAACTATCTGGCAAGCAGCTGCTGGACTTAAAAAAGCTAATTCTGAACCAGCAGTAGCAAATAGTAGTGCAGGTGATTTATGGGTCAATACAGGTGCTCAACAGCTATATTTGTTTACAGGATCTACATGGATACTAGTTGGACCAGAATTTACTGACGGGTTACTTACAGGAACAAAATCAGAAGTACTTGTTGGCACAGATAATTTATCATATAGTGTACTGTCAATCAAAATACAAGATAAGACAGCATTTATAATTAGTGACAGAGCATTTACACCAAAAACTGCTATCGCAGGATTTACAACTGGTATCAACGCAGGAATGAATGTTAGTTCAGCTGCACTATTTGGAACTGAAACATTAAAGTATTATGGCACAGCAGAAAAAGCAGATGCACTAGTTGTCGGAACAACGACAGTACCTGCCGCAAATTTTGTTAGAACCGATCAAACTTCAATCTCAAATTTCGATTTAAAAATAAAAAACAATGACGGTATTATAATTGGCGCAGGCGGACAGCTTACTTTACAGGTTGACGGCGAGCAAGGTGTTATACAACATAATACTAGCGGGTCTAACATAGATTTTAGATTACGTAGTGGTACATCTACCCCTACAGTAATGCGTATTGACGCTAGTGGAAAAGTAGGAATTAACAATTCGGCTCCAGAACAAGATCTTGATGTATCCGGCAACGCAAAAATTGGACCAAAATCAGGTGTTGCTGGTTCGGGATTTTTAAATATTACAAGTACAATAAACAGTACAAGTATTGGTACAGGATCACTTATTACAGCAGGCGGTGTTGGAATTGCACAAAATGCATGGATTGGCGGCGATGTTGACATTGGAGGCTTACTTCAAACAGGCAATGTAGTCCCAGATGCAAGTTCTAGTAGGAATATTGGTACAATATCAAACAAATATGACGGCATTTATGCAAATACTTTTTATGGAAACATACAAGGTAATGTTAGTGGAACAGTAAGCGGCAGAGCAGGATCTGCAGATAAATTAGCAAGTGCTACAACATTTGCTGTGACAGGTGATGTATCTGCTGCAAGTTTTGAATTTGACGGATCAACTGGTGGCAGTACTAAGACGTTTAATATGTCTGTGTCAAATACATTTATTTCAAACAAAACTGTAACATACGATGCACTTAATTCGGATGAATTGTTACTTAATAGACCTACTGGCGATACTGGTGTATTTAGAATTACAAAAAATAATTTTTTAAAGACAGTACCTATAACTCCAGTTGGTACAATGGTAATGTACGGTGGCACAACTGCTCCTCTAGGATGGTTATTTTGTGATGGATCGGAAATTAGAAAATCAGACTACAATGATTTATGGCTAGCAATTGGATTTAACTTTAAAGACTCGTCTTTAATACAAGATTCTGGTGTTAACTTTTTTGCAGTACCTGATATGCGAGGTAGATTTCCATTAGGATTAGACGCAATGGGCGGATCAAGTGCTAACAGAGTTACAGATGTTGCCGCAGATAGTATCGGAGGAACAGGCGGTACTCAAAATACTACGCTTAATGTTGAAAATTTACCAGAACATGAGCATGACATGGAAGGCGATAGTGGTACACAGTATTATGCAACTAGAGTTGGAACTGGAACACCAACAGATTCAGGAGCAATTCAGTTATCTATTACTTCAGGTACACAAGGTACACAAGGTTTAGCTTCAAGTGGTGGTATTAAAACAACAACTTCATTAGGAACACCAATGAATACTATTGATCCTTACTTAGCTGTTAACTATATTATCTATAGTGGAGTAACAACATGAGTTATCAATTAAATAAAACCGACGGAACACTTCTAACAGCACTAATTGATGGTCAGATTGATACAGCTAGTACAAACTTAACACTAGTAGGTAAAAATTATACCGGATATGGTGAAAGTTTTAATGAAAATTTTATTAAACTTTTAGAAAATTTTAGTAATACAGCTGCACCTAGTACTCCTCTTACAGGACAACTATGGTGGGATACATCAGCAAGTAGATTAAAAGTTTATGATGGAACAGTATGGAAAGCCAGTGGCGGACCTTTCGTACAAAGCTCTACACCTACTATGGTTGCAGGCGATTTATGGATTAATAACTTAACTAATCAAGTTTATGCTTTCGACGGCACTGATATAATATTAATTGGTCCACAATATTCTGTAGCACAACAGAAAAGTGGATTTGAAATTGGACAAATTTTAGATAACACAAGTAAATCACAAACAGTAGCATACTTATATGTTGCTGGTGTTCTTAAAGCAGTTATCAGTGATGTACAATTTACTCCTGCATATGCAGAAAGGATTATAGGTCTAGTAACAGCAAGTAATACAGATGGTGTTATATACGAAGGTTACAATTTAATTGACAAAGACAATTTTAAATGGCACGGTATTGCAAACAGTTCTTTAGGACTTACAGATGCCCTAGGTGTAACTAGAACAGCAGAGCAGTTTTTAGCATCTAATGCAAATGATGTTACAACTGGAGCATTAACTATTCAAAATTCGGGCGGTTTAACAATTGGCCTTTCACAAAATAATGTGCAAAAGGTTATAGGCGACAGGTTTTACATAGAAAACCAGTTGTTAGATCATGATTTAAGTTTGAGAGTACGTTCGAACCAATTTAACTCACTTATTGTTGATGCTGTATACATTGATGCAAGTGCATCAAGAGTTGGTATATTTACTACCAACAGATTACCAGCATATACACTAGACGTCCAAGGCGACATTAGAGCTACAGGCAACTTAATTGTCGAAGGTACATCAACTACTATTGATACAGTAACATTGAGAGTTGAAGATAAAAATATTGAACTAGGATACCAATCAGATAGTACAGGCGGTAATGATGTTGGTGCAGAAGGTGGAGGCGTTACGCTACTTTCAACTGATTCTGACAAAACTATAAAATGGTTAGGAGCAACAGATGCTTGGACATTTAATAAGAATGTCGACTTATCTGATACAACAAAAACAATTAAAATAGGTGGCGTTGACAAGCTAACAAATACTAGTTTGTCTAACATATTATATGCTGACGAATTAACAAGGGTAGGAACACTAGTTAGTCTACAAGTTGATTCGATCAATATAGATGGTAATACAATTAGTAATAGTGCAAGTGCTATTAATATAACGGCAAACAGTGGAATGAATATTACACCAGGCGGTAATATACAAATTACTGGAAACCATCAAATTAAAGGTGTCAAAGATCCTACAGATTCTCAAGATGCATCTACTAAGATTTATACAGACACTGAAATTGCAAACGAAGTTATTGTTATGGGCTTTGATATCACAGGATTAGGAACTGGATCTGCACTACAAGTTGCAGTCGCAGGATACTTGAATGATCTATATCCTGCAGCAGCTATTAATAATGGCAAGCAAGCAAAGTTACATTGCACTTCATATGCTAATGCTACAGCAAGTGGTATTGATGTTAACTCAGCTAAAACTATAAGTTATGTAGCTGTTGATGCAAATGGAACATTAAATCAATCAGTAGTGCAAGACGTTGTATTTGCTGGTGCGAGTGGTAATGTGTCATTGTCTGCAACACGTAGTTTAATGAGATATCAATCCAACGGATCTGGATGGGAGTGGCAGTCTACTACAGCGTATTAAACAGTCATGAGAAACGATAAATAACATAAGTACAGTACTATTAGGGGTTACATAAATGGCATATCAAATTGATAGATTTAATAATACAACTTTAACAAATGTTGAAGATGGCACTGTTGACCAAACTACCGATTTAAAGTTTATTGGTAAGAATTATGCAGGTTACGGTGAAATACAAAATGAAAACTTTCTGTTTTTGTTAGAAAATTTTAGTGGAGCAACAGCACCAGCTAGACCGTTAAGCGGTCAAATTTGGTACGATACATCAGTTGCAAAATTAAAATTTTATGATGGAACAAAATGGAGAACAAATGGAGGCTCAGAAGCGTCAGCTACACAGCCAACAGGATTATCAGTAGGAGATTTTTGGTGGGATACTACTAACGATCAACTATACGTTTATAACGGAACAATTTTTATATTAATTGGACCACAGAACGCAGGCGATGGCGTAACCCAAATGCAGAGCCTAGAAGTTTTAGATAGTAACGGTACTACAAGAAATATAATTGCAGGAACACTTAATAGTGAAACTGTAATGATTATTAGTGCAGTAGAATTTGATATAGCCACAAGTAATGCAATTACAGGATTTGACAGACTTAAAAAAGGTATTACACTAGTTAATACTAAACTTGCAAGTAATGGTATAACTACTCCAACAGGACATTATTTTTGGGGTACAGCTTCAGATAGTTTAAGACTTGGAGGAGATTTAGCGTCTGCATATATTAAAGAAGCCGCAACCGGCAATACAATTTTTACAACCACTGTAGAATTTCCTGATAGCGGAATACAAATTGGTAATTCTCAAGATTTACAACTCCTTATTGAAAGCGGTTCAGAAGGCGTAATTCAAAATATTACAGGTAATAATAGTAAAATAAAAATTAAAACAACAAACGGAGCTGGTACAAATACACATTCAGTTACGTTTGATTCATCGGGAATTTTACCATCTGTAGATAATACATTTACACTTGGTACTGCATCAAATAAATTTTCAAATGTACATGCTACAGCATTTACAGGAGAAGCATCACAAGCTACTGCACTAAGAGTCGGTACAGACTTTAGAACAGCAAGTTCTAGTGCTTCAAATAATACAGTAGCAGTAAGAGATGCAACAGGAAATATAGCAGCTAACTTATTTCAAGGAACTGCTACCCAAGCTAGATATGCTGACTTAGCAGAAATTTATCGCACAGACGAAATTCACCCAGTTGGTACAGCAATTGCAGTTGGTGGAGAAGATGAAGTGAGAGCAGCAAGCATTGGCGATCATTGTATTGGTGTTATATCTGATAATCCTGCTTACTTGATGAATTCAGACGCCGAAGGACAAGCAGTTGGCTTAAAAGGTAGGGTTCCTGTTAGGGTTAATGGTCCTGTATCAAAAGGACAAGCAGTGTTTGCTTGGAAAGATGGAGTATGCAGCACAATAACAACTAATGCACTCGTCGGCGTAGCACTTGAAACAAGTACTGAAGAAGGTGAAAAATTAGTAGAATGTGTGCTAAAGGTTTAAGGATTTTAACTCATGGCAGATATTACCGCGGCGCGATTAAACAACTTACAGTCTAGAATCGCACTCATTTTAGGAACAGGATCTGGAACAAGCGGATATGGCCAAACCGTTGTAAGCTCTCAAGTCAACAACACAAGTGATATAATTGATGCCGATGATATAAACAATATCTACACAGACATGGTTAAAACTAGGATACACCAAGTAGGACCGGGCGAAACTGGCATTAGACAAGTTCTTGAAAATTTAAATGTTATTGCTGAAGATACTAGTAATCAAATTAATGATGCAGGCACCCTTGCTGCAGATGCTGAAGGCACGTTAAAAGGTATTGCAGATTTTGAAACACTAATGACTCAAATTGAAGCAGACAAATTGTTACTTCATGCAAGTCAAAGTGCATTAGAGCCAAAAATTACAAGCACACGTTCGTCAACTTGGAACGGATTAATTTATCATCAATTTACAGCTACATTTACAAGCGAAGATGAAAGACGTCATTTTTTTAATGCTGGCGGTGAAGTTAGAATATCGGCTAACAACACAGGTGCAAGCACACCTAAAGGTTTAGATTGGGCTGCATTATGTAATGAAGTAGGAACTATAAAATTTGCTTCAACTATTACTAGTGCGACCGGAACAGGACAAGGATATGCAGTAGGTAATAATACACTTACATCCACATATCAAACATGTTTTCTAAAAACAGGCTCAGGATCATATAGCGGAGTGTATGCAGGTAATTTATTTACAGTAAAAGTAAGAATTGCTAATCCACAAGTAATTGATTTTAGAATAGAATTTAATGATGTTGTTACTGATAACCAAGTTGACAATAATGTAGACGGTGCGTTAACTAGCACAGTGCAACAGCTAAGAGCAGTAGGAGCAAATAGTATTACTTCTGTAAGTCCTACATACTTTACTTCAACACAGCTATCAGGATTTAGTGTACCACAAGATACAACTACACCAACATATGCACTATCAGCAAATGCAACATCTATGAACGAAGGTGGAAATGCTACTATTTTCTTAACAACTACAAATGTAGGAGATACAACAGCAGTGCCATACACTATTACTGGAATATCTATAAACGATCTAGTAAATGGCAGTTTAACTGGAAGCTTTATTGTACAGAACAATGGTGCTAGTTTGACACTTAACTTAAATGCAGATAATTTAACAGAAGGTGCAGAAGCACTTACACTTTCTCTCAACAACGGTGCTGCAACAATATCTGTTACTATAAATGATAATAGCACAGGAGCAGTTAGTTATGTTTATGATCCACAATGGTACAATGAATTTAGTAGTTCGTTCCTAGCAAATATTCCAAAATCAACAGCCGTTAATGAAGCTACACAAATTGCTGATTTACTATACAAAGGTACAGGAGCATATACAAATACTTTAGGACAAGTTAGATATGCCCTAAACAGAAGACCAGATGCAGCAGGACTAGCATACTGGACAGGACAATGGTACAATACCTACAGATCAGGATCTTTTGCTAATATTACACAAGATCAGTTGTGGGACAACTTCTATAGGGTATTCTTTACTAGTGTTGATGCATCAACAAATCCAATACAGTTTACAGTAGACGGAGTTGCATTATCTGGATCAGCTAATACTGATTCTGCAAGATCTTTGTTGCCATCAAAGAACAATATACAAGGTGACGGAGTAGGTGATTTTGGTGATAGAGGTTCACTCACAGGAAATCAGCAACAACCAAGTCCACCAAGTGATACATTTGCATTTACAGTAACTCCAGCAACAGGAATGAACTTTAATGTAGCAGAGGAGCAGGGAGTAGTTAATTTTAGTTATACAATTACTTGTACAGCAGGAACAGGAAGTGTTACTGTACAAGAACTTACACGACCAAGTAATATTCCAGTTAGAGTAGACGATAGTTATAGCCCAGGATATCCAGGTCAAACAACCAGTGCAATAGCATCTAAAAATACAGGTACAATGACTGCAGGAAGTACAAGACAACTTCAACTAGGAATTTATCCAGGCGCTAAAGGCACTTGGACAGGAACATTTGTATTCTTAGAGTCTACAGGCGTAGGACAAAATATTCAAAGGGGTTGGGGCGGCACATTCACTTAGAAAATGCTCTGGTTATCATTCGATAAATATACTAGAGAGGTCGTTTAATGCCAACAACAATACTAGCATCACGTTTTAACAACTTAAAAGTTCGAGTTGATAAAATACTCGGACCATGTCTTGAAACAAATCCGAATAATGCGTCAACTTATCTTTTCGGTTATGGCCAGTCTCTTGGCGCCGGAGTGAATCAATCAAGTAGTAATGATACTATTGATGCCCTTGCATACAAACTTCTTTATATTAATATACAAAAAATAAGATATCATCAGGTCGGAACTGCGGCATTTTCAGCAGAAGCATACAAAGTTGGAGACTTTGTTACTAACGCTAGTGCAGATAAAGTTGAAGAGGCATATATTAACGGACTTGAAACACTTGCCACCAACATGGAAAATGATAAGTTTTTACTACATTCTACACAAGCAGATTTAACATTTCAAGGAGACTCAACCAGTGCTCCTACTTGGAACGGTTCATTGAGTCATATTTTTACTGTAACATTTACTTCTGCACAAGAAAGACGAGAGTTTTTTAATGCAGGAGGATTGATTAGAATTATTCCTGGAATGACATATACAGGAACACAAGCAAAAACACTTGATTGGAAAGCTATGTTAAACGCTATTGGTCCAGTAAATTATGGTTGCCAGAGCACCATAGCACCTAGTGGCGTAGGACAGTCGTATGGTGGTATTGGACATGATTTCATGACTAGTAGTTATCAAAGAGGATATTACAATATGGGTGGCGGAGTATACAATCCTAACGAATACACAATATTTATTATGGAATTAAGCGATACTGTGCTACAGTTTAAATGCGAATTTAACGATCCAGCCTACGGAAATCCAGACGAAAGTGTTGTAGCAAGAGCAGTAAATACAGTACAATTTTATACTCCAAATGGTACAGCCCAGATAGATGGTACATCTACTATAACTGTACAAAAAACTGCACCTACTTACAGCCTAATCTCAAACTTATAAGGTTGACATACCATTAAGATAATGCTATAATAGCATTATATCCAGTCTTCTCCGATTAGTGTGAGCAAGACGAATATATACTACTATTATAGGAGAATTGCATGGACGAAAGACTGTCAAAAGCATTAGATTTTTCAAATTATATGGTTACCCTTAATAATCAAAAAAGGTTATTAGCTGAAAAATACCAAGAAAATCTACTCCATTTTTACAATGGATGTCAGTTTACTGCTTCAAAAGAACTAATTAATTTTGTAAAATTGCTTCTTGATAATCATCAAGACGACATTGCAGTATTAACTGACGATAACGGCATACCTACTATTGTTGAGGATGTTGAAAAATTTTATAATGAAATTACAAACGTTTACTTTTCGGCATCAAACTCTTATCATACAGAATATATGAAATTAAAAAATCAAAGAAGTATCGAGAAGCTAGTAGATTATGAAAAGTAAAGGTGCATTTTTAATTGCAAGGAATAATGCACAAATTGATTATGTAAAACAAGCAGTATTTCTAGCAAAACGTATAAAAAAGTATTTAGACATACCAACTACTGTACTAACTGATTCTGTTGACTATTTAAAATCTTCTTTTGATGAAACTGTATTTGATAGGATTGTTCCTCTAGACTACAACCCGCAAAAAAACGAAAGAGTTTATTTTGACGGTGCAATGTATCAAAAACAGTCAACATTTAATAATAGATCAAGATGTCAAGTATATGACTTAACACCATATGATGAAACTTTGCTTTTAGATACAGACTATATTATATCTAATGATTTATTAAAAAACTGTTTTGAATCACAAGATGATTTTTTAATTTACAAAGATTCTACTGATATTGCACAAGTTAGAAACGAGCAAGAATTTAAATATATAAGTGATACAGGCGTTCCGTTTTATTGGGCTACTTGTGTGTTTTTTAGAAAATGTAGGACTAACGAAATTTATTTTAATCTATTACAGCATATTGAAGACGAATGGGACCATTATAGAAGAGTTTACCAAATTACTTCAAGCTTGTTCAGAAATGATTTTGCATTTAGTATTGCTATTCATATAATGAATGGATTTGCTAGTGGACCTTTTGCAAAAGAAATGCCCGGTAAAATGATGTATACTACAGACAAAGATGTTTTAGAAAATCTTAAAGAAGATGAAATGATGTTTTTAGTAGAAAAGAAAGATTATCTAGGAGAATATACGGCATTACATACAAAAGGACAAACAATACATGTAATGAATAAATTTAGTCTAAATAGAATTATAGATAAAGAGATAGCTAATGGATAGAGGTATTTTAGTTATAGCCCAAAATTTACCTAATGTAAATTATGTTCAGCAAGCAGAATTACTGGCAATGAGTTTGAAAGCTACTAATCCAGATACAAAGATTAGTCTTGTAACAAACGATGAAGTAGAGTTTGAAAACTTATTTGATAAAATTATTTCTATTCCTTGGAATGATGATGCCGAAAGTTCCGACTGGAAAATACAAAATAGATGGAAATTATATCATGCTAGTCCTTACAATAAAACAATTGTTATGGATACAGATATGATAGTACTACAAGACATATCAGAGTGGTGGAATTTTTTAGAAAAGTATAAATTATTTTTTACAAACAAAGTTTATACATATAGAGGTGATACAGCAAATACTAGTTATTATAGAAAAGTTTTTGAAGTCAATAAATTACCAAATTTATATGCAGGATTCCATTACTTTGAAAAATCACAAGAAGCACAAGAGTTTTATCATTGGTTAGAACTAGTAATGCAAAACTGGCAAGCATTTTACGAAGTCTTTTTAGAAGGAGTTACAAGACCTAAGCATATTAGTGTTGATGTGTGTGCATCTATTGTGTCTTTAATATTAGGCAACTCATCAGAAATTACTAATGATCTAGTTAATTTTCCTAGCTTTACTCATATGAAAAAGAATTGTCAAGGGTGGACAGATGGTTCTAGTAATTGGCAGGATAGAGTAGGTTTTTATATTGCAAGAGACTGTAGCATTAAAATAGGCAATTATGTTCAGTCAGGTATTTTACATTATACAGAAAAAGATTTCTTAGAAAAAACTCCTGTAATTGAACGCTATAGGAATTTATTACATGTCTGATTTACACGATCTTATAAGTTTACTTAAAACAGA